AACTTGTCTTCAAATTCTTTCCATTTATCTTTACTTCTTAGCAGCTTGCATTCTTCACAGGTGCATTTTGATTTAGTCATTATTCGTAATTAAATAATTATTGTTTAATATTTTTGGCTTAAATTAGCCATTAAAAAGGAAAGTTTAACTTAAAGTTTAATTTTAATTAACTAATATAACTATCTGCTATAAGGCCCCAAGACCAGTCAAAATTGACCCAACAATACACCCCAAGAAGAAAAATGTTTTTTCGTTATTTGTCATTGGATAGGGTTTTAGGGTTGATAAGGTTATTTATTTGCTAAATAAAATGCTGTGGCAAAGCTTGGGTCTGTCATGCTACGCCTAGCTTGCTGAGGTGAAAAGTCTTTTGGCAAAATATAATTGCTTGGTAATTTTGGCAGAAGTCTTTTATTGATAGCACATCTTTCTTTTTCCTCTTGTGTAAGTTCACGCCTTTTCATCTTCGGTATATTATAGTAACCCCATAAGTCGGTCTTTTTAGTATAGTTTGCTCCGTAATCTTTTGGATCAAAGGTCAATGGTGGCTTGCCGAGCAATTGCCTTAGGTAACCCATGGGATTTTCCAAGGCCCAAAACTTTAAATTGCCGTTTAATCTACAGTCCCAAATTATTTCTAAACATCGATGTACCAACTTAAAGCCCCCCTCTAAATCCCTTGGCGTTTTTGCAGTTGTTCTGGCGAGAGAGAACATTGTACAGGTGGGGGCTGCTAGGATTCCATAAACATCTTTAATGAAATCTTTATACTCAATGTAATCGAAAACATCATGTAAGGGGTGGGTGATCACTTTAACATCATAACCCGCATCCTTATAGGGCCTACTCCATGACCCAGTCCCACCGCAGAGGTCCAAAATTATTTTCTTTTCCATAGTTTTAGATTTTTATAGGTTTTAGTCGAATACGGGTTCAAGTTCTTCCTTTTTATAGAAAGTAAGGAGGCTAAAATGTAATGGGTTTGATGAATCTATAATTGCACCATTCTTCTTCACCCGAAAAATCTGCCCCTCAGGGATCACAGGCTCCCCAAAGAGGTGGCCACAATAGATATAGTCAATTATTTCATAATGTTTCAGATCTTTATTTAAAAGGAAACTCCCATCCTGTAGTCTAACTGCATTTTTTTCAATGAAAACAACTTTGTTTTTTTTATATCTCAAATCTAATTCTTTATATTTTAAAACCGCACTATACCCCATCCCAGCAGCCGCTTTGATGATTTCTAAATTAGTCATAAATAAATATTATCTGATAGATGTTGAGCTAAGGCTATTAGTTTGTCTTTATCGGATGTTGGATAGCGAATACTACCCCATTCCCCACAAACAGGAGCCCAAAACTTGAAGAAAAGGAAGCTTTTTTGTTCCTGAAGCTCAAAGCCATCTAAAGCTACCCCAATTATAATTGGTTTTAGGCGAAATTTTTTCATTTTCTTTGGGTTAAAATATCAATCAGAGCTTGCAGGGTTTCTTCTTCTTGTTCATGGGCTGGGAGGCAGAGGGTCCATCTTGCAATTATCCTGGCCTCAGAATTGTCAAAAACATATCCCATTGTTCCGTTGCCATCAATGAAGTAGTCTGGCCCCAAAGCCCTCAAAACTCTTCCTTCGGGGATGTCGTAATAGTGCTTCTTGAGCCCTCCGTTACTCAGATAAAATGCGCTGAAATCCCCCTCCAAAGTCCTTCCCTCACTCGCTAGAATAAGGTCACGGAGTTTGTTTATTGTTTCTTGTTTAGGTTTCATTTTTAAGTTTGGTTAGTTTGTCATGGAATAAATTTATAGCGTGCAGACTAGCTTGTGCGTTTTCTTTATTGAAAACCATTTTGTCTGTAGCGATCACATGATTCATGTGGGCGAAAACTTTTTCAATGCCTTTCTTGTGTTGCTCGTCTTTGGCTTGGAGGGCTTCAAGGAAGAATTGGTCGACCTCTTCAGGGGTTCTGAATCTTCCCCTAGTTTGAAATTCGGCCATAATCTCCTGATTAGTCTTGGTTTTCATAAAATCAAATTAGAAATAAATTGTTCAAGTTCCCTAGCCCTGGGGTCTTTGAGTTCGGAATGATAAGAATGGTGATTGATTGCGCAAGTAGGCGACCACCCCTCATCCTCTGGATCATCACAAATTTTCTCCCAATACCCTGACTCCTCCGCTATCTGCTGGAGGGATTTTGAGAGGTCTAGGGGTTGCCATAGCTCAATTAACCTGGCCATACTCCATACATCCCTAAAGCATCCAGCCAAAACATCCCCTATGTAGACTGGGTGGCCGAGGATCTCAGGTTTTTTGGAGAAATTTATAATGCCCTCCCCATCCCCAAAACCATAGCCACCATCTGCCTTAACCAAGTATTTTTTGAACTTCTCTTCATAGTCATTTACAAGGCACAGCCACCATTGATTCCGTTTTTTCTGCGCATAAATTACTCTAATTCTATCTTCACATTTTACTCTGCACCCAAAACTCAATTCCTTCGAGGCGAGTTTTTCGATTATAGATTTCATAACGGTCTTTTAAAGAAATAAAATATGTCATCCACAGCACAAAGTTCCCATCCGTCTTTTTCGTAGTATCCTAAAACTTGTTGTGGAAGTGAACAAAACCTATCTACTTTGAATGGCAGGGCTTTTATGTTGACTACTATGTGATTGTGCTTTTGCATAGCATAAGTAAATTATTATCGGAAGACCACCGGCAGGAATCGAACCTGCGACCGCATGAGCTGCTACCCAGTCCTCTACCGCTGAGGTACGGTGGCCATGATGTACCCCTTTCGGGGAAAGCCTTCCTCTACCTGTTAGCTTCACTAGATGCGCACTTCGTTTCTTAGGTCTCCGTCGCCTTCCTAGTTTGGGTTGGGTATTTACGACTTTCCCCTTTCGGGGTGGAGGGGGAGGTTCCCGACTAGTGAATACGCATTTCTATACGGGGATTTTGCTTTCTCGGCAGGGGGCATAAATGCGGCTTACCTTCAGCCACTAGTTACTTCCGCCACCCCTCCCCCCAGAGCTTATGCGCTAGGGCCAAGGGTGGGTTTAACTTTCTTAAAATATTTAATTTTAGGGGTCTCGTGAATTTTAAAAGGTTTTCCTTCCGTGACAATTTTGATCCATTGATCAAATGTCAATTTATTTTTTGAGCTTCTTTCGGGCAAACTCGATGAGGTCGTCGTAATATCCATAAGTGCGTCGTAAATCTTTAATGCCCTTTTTAAGGGACTTTGTTTCACATTGATAAAGTAATTCTAATCTTTCTATAATTTCTTTTGTTCTATTTCGTCTGCTTTTATCAATAAGAGTTTGTATATAAGCCTCAATCTCAACCCACTTAGGGCCGTCAGGCATATACTCAGAATCTTCCTGATAATCAAAATGTTCCCTAAAGTCGTTTCTCCAAGTTGCCTCTGTGAATTTCTCCATAAAATTTTAGGTTATCCCGTCTCTGAAAGATGGGGGGGTAATTAAACACAAGGGTGATTTACTACGCACTCAGGGCAAACATTATCACCACAACTTAAAATAATAATTTTTTCTGCTTCAATATCAGAGAAACAATCATCACATTTTTTATAAACTTCTTCCATAATTCCTAAATTAAAGGGTAAGGGGGTTATTTAGTCTCTAAAAACTCATAATCCAAAGGCACGAAAACATTCATCATAGCGTTATTGTCTAAACGAACGTAAGCATATATCCACCCCCCAGGAACCCTTGTAACGATAAAATGAGTTGGGCCATTTTTTAATTCAATTTCTTCGTGTAACTTCATCTTGTATAAGTCTTCCATATCCACAAAATTAAGTAATAAAGTTGAATTTCAGGGGATAGGTAGGTGGTGAGGGCCAGCTCATTTGCGCCTTGCTGGTTAGTACTCCTATAGGGCGGAGCTTATCCCGCCTTTACGTTTCCCTTCGGACAGAGTGTCTGACCCCCTCCATCTACCTACCCTCTAAAGATCAAAGGGGGCTAATCGCCTGACACTGTTCCATCAAAGGATGCTAAAGTTATCTCCTTTTCACCCTGCTTTAAAATCAAAGTAGTCATAGTTGAATAATATCCATTCTGATCTGATCTTGCTTGCACCCACTTAGGAATGCCATTAATATCTTTTACAGAAAAACCGTCCTCTTTGAGTGATATTTCTTTTTGAAAATCAATTAAATCCATTGTCGGAAGTTCCGTGCCGACTGGCAGTTGCTCGAAATCAAGATAATTATAAGCACAGCAATCGTTGTCTCCGTCACCAAGAACCATTAACCCATTTTCAAATTCCAATGAATTTTCTTCTGATTTGATTACTTTCATACCATTATTGTTAAGCCCTTTCGGGGGAATTAAATTTTTAAGTTCTGAATTTGTTTCCGCTCTCATATACTTCAACGGCTACCATTCCATTGTCTTCCCTAACCCCATCCTCTGCCAGAGAATCGATTAGTGATGGATTTGCCGCCGCCCTCTCTGTAAAGGCAACCTTTTTATGGGAGTAGAGATAACTCCCCCTAGGCATCTTGTGAATCTCCCATTCACCATTCTTGTAGAAGGGCTCAGCTTCGTAGTATTTTAGGTCGCCGGGGTCGGATGACCAGACATTTAGGATTTTTTCTTTCATATTTTTTCGGGTTGACAGAAATTGCTATTAAGATACTTCGCCGCAGCTCTTTCCGCAGCCTTTATAGTTTTGTATTCCTTCATGCTGTAGACATTTGGTTCATCATGGCTTTCCCCATTGTAGTTGTACAAGTTTATCACAGTGAATCCACCATCCATTGTTTTCATAATTTTTGCGGCGTATTTTCCTTTTTCAATGATTGTCATGGTGCGTTGGGTTAGTTGATGACTAGATCTTATCAAAAACAATTGTAATTGTCAACGTAATTACCTAGACAGACTGAGAAAGTATGGCATTGGCCTTTTCCTCAGAGGCTATTCTTATAAATTCACTAGATCTTTCTTGCCTTAATGAAGCTGCTTTTTTTATTTTCTCTTTCCATTGTGGGGAGACCTTAATTTGTTGTAGTTCGGTTTTTTTTGCCATGAAATGTAATTAGTTATAGCATTATAGTATCAATTTTGATTGCCCTGGTCAACTATAAAAAGGTTAACTTATTACGTGCCCTAGAAACTGGAATATAAGGGGGTGCCTCTTGGATTTTTAAGATTTCTTTTACTGCTTCCCTTCCCGCCAAGGCATCCTTTTCTCTCTGATCATATAACCCATCATTTGCTGGGGGCTCAGGAATAAATGGTGGTTCACCCATCCTAAATTTTGGTCCGAATGACATGGGGGTTTGGATTATAAATTAGTATAATAACTTTCAATTGAATCAATGTGATCTTTTAAGTCTTCCATATCTTCTATAGATAATTTAGAATCCTTTAAAACTTGCCGGTGTTTAATTATAAGACTATTCATTCTTCTTTGAATTTCTTCTACCTGAGCATTTAAATTAAAAAGACAGTTTAAAATTTCTTCTGTAATTAGCATTTTTTAATCTTTAGAAAAATATAAAATGTGACTCAATCGTCTTCCTAAACTCAGGCTCATTCTGGACCCTCTTATAAGCATGGAAGGCCGTGCCCCCCTTAAACATTCTGTAGCACTCACCAAGCTGCCATAGGGGGTCACTCATAAAGCGTGGGTCGTTTCTTACTGTGGCATTGTGTACATCGTTTGTGCCACAGAATCCCCAGTCCACTCCCACCATGTTTTGGGAGGGGTCATGTCGCCGGTCATGATTTAGTAATCCATTCTCAGCTTTTAGCATGTATAAGAACTCCTTATCATGGGTAAGCTCCCAAGCTTCATTCATCCAGCGTCTTTGATAGGCATTGTATGAATCCCCGTCAGGAGGTACAAGGTCCATAGACTGATAGTAAGGTTCATCACTATGGACTACGCTTGCAACGGCGAAGCAGGCCACAATGACGGACAGAATAAAGAAGAAGAAAGAGAATATTTGGGGTGATTTTTTCATTTTGATTTTAATTAAGCGGATACAAAAGCCTTAGAATAATATTGTTCCACTGTGAAATGATGACGGGCAGCCAGGCAGGCATCAGCCTTGTAATCCAGCTTCTTTGCAAGATTTGGATCTACAGCTTCAAAATACTCACGCCCACTAGAAGGACAATCATAAGCCAAAAAGTATTCATCTTGATCAAAAACCCCTGATTCTTTTGGAATTTTATAAAGACTATTCCCTTTCCATGTTTTTCCATCTAAGAGTTCAGCTTTAACACTTTGAATGAAAGAAGATCTTTTGCAGAATTTCATGGCTACCGCCTTTTTATCAGCATTTTCAATCTTTTGGATTTCAGAAAAAGACATTGTTCTGGAGGTAACTTTACTATGCTCTTCTTTTGTAAACCCAATTCCATGGAGAAAAAATAACTCATAACCACTTGACCATTTTAAGGCTGAACTATATTCGGAATGTAAATTATTTTCCGCATCTCTTCTTATATAGTCTGGATTTTTAGAGTAAATACAAAGTCCTTTCAACTGAATGGATAAGAAAATATTATTGTCCAATAAAGAAATAAATCTATTAAAATTTGGCAATTTAACAATTCCTATTCGGTCGAAAAAATCATAAAAAGAACACCATCCATAATCGTTAATATCCCCATAAGAACACCAAGAAAAATATTCTATTTTTTTGTCCCGCACTTGGTCCCGCACTTGGCCCCCCACTTGGCCCCGCACTTGGCCCCACACTTGGCCCCCCACTTGGTCCCGCACTTGGTCCCACACTTGGTCCCGCACTTGGCCCCCCACTTGGTCCCACACTTGGTCCCGCACTTGGTCCGAAATTTTCGGCCACTCCATTTTGATTAAATTAGCCATTAGTTGGGCTTCATAGGGGGAATCGGCTACAAGAACAAGAGGTTTTTCCAGTCCACAAAATTCATAAAGCCAATGAGTGTCCTCAATTAATTTTTTTAAATTTAACTCATGCGCTTCACCAAACAACCTATTTAACCACTCTTGCTTTACCTGCAGCATCAATTGCTCTTGCTTCTTTGTTAATTTTTCCAGCATTTTTTTAAAATTATAGAATTAAAATTAGTCAGCTACTCTTCTTAATTGTCTAAGAAATGGGTCATAGGCAATCTCAAAATCCTGTTCATAAATACCAGGTGGCAAAACAATAGTGGCATGTTTGTCTTTTTCTTCTTCTCTTATTTTCCCAGGAGCGATGAAAGTTCCATGAAGCAGCTTCACTGGATTGCCATTGACCACCAAATAGCGTCTTCCATTTTGTTCCATAATCTGGATAGAGGAATCCTTTTCTTTAACCATAACATGGGCATGATTAGTGTGTTCACCTAAAGCTAATAGATAACCCCCTCTCTTTTGGTCCATTAGCTTTTTAGTTATTTCAATGGCTCCGTTAGGGATATTCTCAACCTTACGAAAGTTAAGGTCGCCTTGATGACCATAGTTAATTAAAGTTTGCATAAAATTAGAATTAAAAATAAATTAAGCAAGTAGATAGGCGGCGGAGGGCAACGGGCGAACAAGTCGCCCTAGGGCGGTAGTCTATTGGGGGCTATTTCTTTTCGGTCTTTTTAATGCTGAGAAGGAACTGAGCGCCCCTTTCAGCACTTCTTGCATTCATCTGAAACACGTAAGCAATGTAATCCTCGATTACCTGAAGATCATTGCGAGTAAGAGCTTGATGGAACAACTTACCGTCAAACAACATATCAACTACATCTTTGCCCTGTCTTTGGTAATATAGACCTATTTTTTCAGACATATCTAATGGGATTAGGTTGATAGCATTTGATTATTTCTTTTTGGGTCTTTCCGCTTTCTTTTTGTGGGTGGGAAAAGCAAAGGGTTTAGAACGAATAGATTGCATAGGATACAGAATCTCTTCTTTGCTTTTTGCCTTATACCCCTCCGTAGCCTCAGTTTTTCTCCATTCAACTTTTAGGTAATCCAGTAGGGAATCCCATTTTTTGAGTTTTCGGTTGTCATATCGAGAGGCAAATCCCGCCCACATCTCACCACTTTTTCCAAAAGTCTCATTCAGGAATTTGATTTGGTCTTCCAAACTTGAAATTCTTTTCATAGCTGAAAATATTTGTAGATCAAATTCATCTTTCAATCCTTTTTCGCTTTTATAAGATAGAAAAATATTAAGCAATACAAAGGAAGCCAAAGTGACTGAATATATCCAAAGCATAAATAAGGGGGTTAAGAATTAGTTTCTAATATTTCCAACTCATACCATTCCCCTTTTTCTTCCAGAGCCTCCACCTGGAAGCCCAGTAAATACTTGCGACTGTCGTCTGGTAACATTCCAAGGTCTACCAAGGCATCATGGGCGTTTTTAATGCTGATAGCTTCTCCGTCAATGTCACGCCTTCGCCAGTCAGCGAATCTAAAAATGGTTTTTATAGGCCAGTTGAGCTGTCGAATCTTTAGGCCGCTTTCTTGTATGGCTATTCTCATAAGCAGCTTGTATTCCTGTTTGGCCTGATTGATAGCCATGTAGTGGCAGTTACGGTATCTATTCAGACTCATAGCCTTGGGGATTTTTTTGATTTTCATTTTAATAAATTATGAATGCTAATTATATTTCCTTCTTTGTCTACTGTTATAATCATTTATCTTTCCCCCTTTTATTTTACACTCAGGAGAGCAATAGGAAAATAAACATTCTCTTGAACAAATTTTACATTTATTAATTTTCATTTTGAATTTTTAAGAAGCTCTAGCATACGTTCATAGGTAAAATAAACATCTTTTCCACTTTTATATTTTTTAAATTCATTTTGACTCAAGCCAATTTCTCTAACCCAACTATATTCATTTGGAGTCTGCTCCTTTAAGTTTTCATGGTAAAATTCTTCAGATTCATCTTTATATTTTCCTCGACTATTCATAAGCACACTCCTAAAACCTAAGTGCATATGTCCTGTCGTACCTGCCAAGATTTCTTTGTGCCCCTGAAAGGAAAAGAAAACAACAAACCCGTTACTTGCTATTTCATCATGACCCACCAGTTTAAAATCACGACTCCTTTGATTTAAGGCATGAATCAAAGGAATAGCTCCTTGATCTGTTCCTCCTTCTGAGCAAAAATAAATAGTGCCACTTTTATTTTCCCCAATCCATTCAATTAATTTTGTTACAGATCCAGAGTTAATTTGCCCAGAAAAGAAATAATTTTTCATTTTTATTGTTTAAATTGATTAAGTCGAGCCTCCAGCTCCTGAATAAGTTGATTGATATTATTTCTCATAAAGGCTGGCGCGCAGCTCAAGGTTTCCATTTGATTTAGTTCAAAGGATCTTTTTTTAAGGAGGGAAAGATATTGATCAAACTCTTCATAAGTCAACCAGTATTTTTTGATGGAGGGCCTAGGATATAGGTCCATTTTTGATTTAGTTTTTAAGAAATAAAGGTTCTATTCCATTTTCTTTAAAGATAGAAATTAAGCGATCATTGGCTGCTCTAGGGATTATTCCACCCTTCATCCAATTATGGATAGTTTGATGGGGTCTGCCCATAGTTTTAGCTAGAAAGGTAGGGGTGATTCTTTCCCCGGAAAGTTCAATGGTTGACTTGATGTCGACAGTCATTTTTAAGAAATTAGATTTAGAAAATTGGCTAGCTCAGGATCATTTTTTATTTTCTCTTCAGTGGGCAAGTAGGGGTTACTGTTATTAAGAAGTCGAAGGACAGTATTGGAAGCTTGTTTTTTAGCTTCCATCAGATGCTTACAAGTTTTCCTTGCCATCCACCCCGGGCAAGTACAATACTCCTTTCCGTTTTGCCCCAAAGTTATTCGATAGAATTTGCCTTTTTGAGTGGAAGAGGGGACAAGAATCTCATCCTTTAAGCTTTTTTTTTATCCTCCTCGGCAAAAGGATTCATAGCTGCCATATCCTCTGCGGTAGCATTAGGGTTGGCTGCCAGACTATCGGCCTTAATCCATTGAATGTTACAATACTCATTCCCATCTTTAGGGGACACTTTATTTTGAGTCTTAAAAGTAACCTCAAGATTAGGTAACATTTTTTCATCTAACTCAGGAGTTCCGCCAACTTTTCCAGTAGCCCTGGCTAAATCATCAAGATCCAAAAGATGAGAAAGTTTGGTAGAAAAAATTACTCCGTCTTTCATTTGGATGTCCACAAAAAGCACCTCAGGACCATTTGGATTATTCCAAACGTTAGCCTTAATAATTTTTCCTGAATGAACACCATCAGATAACATAGTGGTAGAACCACGTGAATAAGCAAACATAAAAGTAAGGGTTAAAAAATTTTAAAATAAAAATTAAAGTTGCGGCGTTAAATTGGCAAGATCCAAAATAAGTCCGTTACTGGAACCAATCACCATAGGAACTGACCCATTCCACCTAGGAATAGCTTCCTTTTGTAGCTCCAATTGTTTGTTTCTTAATACTGCCTCAGTGAGTGAATTGGCAAGGATTGTATTTGCGTCGGCAATTGATTGAGCCTCGACTATCCGTTTTTTAGCATCAGCCTCTACAGCTGCAAGCTCATTCTGTTTCTGCTGAGCGATCTGGGTGGCTTCAATTTTGGAATCAATTCTTGCCTTAACTGCCTCAGGGATTCCTATTCCGTTGGTGAAATACAAATTATCAATGAAGATTCCCTTAGGCTCAAACTCTTCTTTCAACTGAGCTAAAACTAAATTCCGAAACTCCTCCTTTTTCGCCCCGTAAATCTCATCAACCTGCATCGCTGAGGCCTGTTTGATCATGGCGTTTTTAATCCATGTTCCAAAGTAAACGGAGGTGATGTAGTCGGCCGATTTTCTATATTCCTGATAAAGTGCGGGGATATTTTCGGCCACAAATTTATAGTCAATCGCGACACTTGCAGCCAAAGCAAGACCGTCTATATCTTGAAATGTTATGTCTTCATAAATGCCCTGTTGAATGTAAGCGGGATATTTGATGACATCATGAGAAATGGAATTGTAGAAATTCCGTCCAGTAGGGAGAACTTCAAGTTCAACACCTTTATTGTTGCCATACAGATCGACACTAATGGCAACTTCTGCGGGGCGTACTTTTACAGAAAATGCAAAGAATAAAACGAGACCAACAGCGACCAGTGAACTAAAAGCAATAAACACCTTTAGTGATTTTGACATAGGTTCCATAACAAGGGGGTTAAGAATTAGTAATAAGTTGATATTTTTCCTTAATAGATTGCATCAATTGCTTTCCTTTTTCCAGTCCCAATTTGATTTTTTCCTGTTGAACTGGGTCCGCATGAATTCTAAAAATGGCTAAGGACTTTTGGAAGTTAGGATTGAAGTAAAGCAGGTCACACCACTTACGTTCACAAATTAACATTTGCATTTGAGCTTGCCAAACATGCTTAGTATCGGGCTTCTCACCTCCTAATAGAATTTTGAAGTAAACACTATCTTTGGGGCATTTTATTTCCAAAAGACCTTCTCCATGTATTTTATAAGCTCCGTTTTCATCAACACCGTGATTGACAAAACGATCAGGGGAGCAGCCCCTGAATTCATCCAGCTCTACAAAACCTACGGGCTTGGTTTTTCCTCCCGTTTCCCACTCATACATTTCCACTGCCAGCTTTTCATATTCCTTTCCCCTTTCTATGTCCCCATTGGTATACCCTTCTTCTGTAGATGAAGAGTAGAGTGACGTAACTATCTCCCATACAAGAGATTCTAGCCCCTTTCCATTGTTCCCTATAGCTTGTGCGTCGGAGGCTGTGAACTTCCCCTTTCGTATAGCATGCCATTCCGGCGAACGCTGTTCCATGGTGTGGATGATCATAATAACTAATTAGTTTTTAAATAAATCTTGAATCTCAATTTTTCGGCATTTTTTACAGTAGAGAAAAACATTAAGACGGGAAAAATATTGGTAACTATTGTTTTTATATTTTTTAACAAGTTTTTTAAGAAACTCATCTCGGTTAGCAACCACACCATCAAAATAAACCTTATTACATATCGGACATTCAATCCTAAACTCAAGATAGGAATCTATTCTTTGCAACTCATTTTTAGTAAAGTTGTCTTTCATTTTTGTGGGATTAGTTCTGGGTTTTGATAGATGTTTCCAATAACTTCAAATTCAATTAAATCATAACATTCCTCCCCCATGGTTAAGTAGCCACAAAATAGCCAAGCCGCTTTTCCCTTACTCCATTCAACAATTCCAGTATTCGTACAAGATGAGGAGTGCCCCAAATAGGATATATAGTCAGCCTTAACAATATCCCCCTCATAAATCTCCACACCGTTCTTGTCTTTGAGACCTGTGAATTGCATGAAGTCAGTCATAAAGTCTTCAAGCAAATCATCACACCTATAATGATCTGATTCATATTCTTTAGTGGGCTTCCATCCATATAGTTCAAAAGTCAAATTAGTTACTGGAGAATTTGTATAAACTACAGGGTTCTTGAAATAGGCCATTTGTTTATTTTTACGATCCCAAGCTCTGAATTTAATTTCTCTCATTGTAGTGGGGTTAAATTTTCAATCTCATTTTTCCTTTTAATAATAGATTGTACAAAAGAAGCCCCTGCACCTTCATTAGCCTTATAATAAGCCTGTAGAGCTTCTAAATCATCAATAGTGGCTATTTCATCTTCCCAACTTTCTCTTTTTGGGGCTTCCCATTCCCTTCCTTCACTAGCCCATTCCAGCATCTTCTTTCCGGTCTCCTCAGAAATCTGAAAAGGATTTTCCCCTAAATTTAGCCCATCAATAGTTTTAGAAACCGTAGCATAATGATCCTGAGAGATATCAAAAGATAGGGTCATTTCATACTCAAATCCATCACGCTGTACCTCTTTCATACCTACCTTCTTAGGGACTTGTTTCCCCCTCTCATTGGTCTCTAGTACATAATCCTGTTTTCGTCTTACTGTGGTGAAGACATGAGCTTTAGAATCCATTATGGAATGAAGGAAGCGATTATGACGGGGGGTAATCAAATTCCAAGCTACATAGGAATTCCCACTGATCTTAGAATGAAGCTCCAAACAACCTCCTGGGCCCTCCCACTCATGGGAAGCGGAATCAATAATGATCACTTCAGCTCCATTGGCCTCAGCCAACCTTATGGCTTCAATATACTTTTCAGGTTCAAAGGAGTTTTCTAAGCGAATGTAATTGTAATCTCCTAAATGAGAGTAAAGTTCGCCTCGCCCTTGTTCTGTATCAATCATAAATATCTTATCAGGGGAAGTTATTCCTAATGCACATTTTAAAGCTGAGAAAGTCTTACCACTTCCTGAGGGGCCTGAGAATTCTACTCTAAGTTTTGCCTGTTGGCGTTCTGCTTTTCTGAATTGCATGGTATTTTGGGTTAAGAATTAAGGGCGGCCGTTTTACCTTCTCTCAACATAGGATCTAAGAATTGAGTCCAGAAGGAGTTGGCTTGACGGTTACCCGCCCTTCTATATTTTTGTTATAAAGTCCATAAAACCCTTATGAAGATTTTCCTGTTCCATTCCTTTAAAGATTAACCCCCAATAGGCTGCTCGATCCCAATCATAATAAAGCTTGGCTTGCTTTTGGAAAGCTTCCTCAGCCTCCCTTTTAACTTTCTCATGCATTTCCTGAGCATGTTCTTCCTGATCTGGGGTTAGCCTCCCTCTATACCTATATTTTAACCATTGTTTTTTGAGTTCTTGTAGCATAGAAATTAATTATCATCCAGATCACTTAACCAAGGGCCAAAGTTTTGCCCTAAAGATTCTTCCCCATCACAGTTGAAACCGATGGGGATGTTTGGGTCGTACATATTATGATAGGATTATTTTGGCCGGGGAGGGCAACGGGCGAACAATATGCTCGCCCTCCATACCGGCCAAATTGGAGAAGCTTTATTAAGGTGTTCATCTGGGATGTGGGTTAAGCTCTTAAGTGGCGATTGCCAGAGCGGTCTTTCCTGATGACGAACTCAGCTTAGCAAAGATTAGCGTAATTGTCAAAGGAATTACATTTATCAAGCTAGACAAATATCACTCTTGTGGCCTTCTGTCGCCTATATTGATCTCTACCCATTCTCTAACAGGTGGGTCAAATTCTTCATGCATTGCATAGACCCTGCCTGTTTCAGTGAGGCAGACTATTTGAGTGCCTCGACTGAGGATTTGGATGATTTTGCTATCTGGGGTCATGGGACTGGGGTTAAGAAGAAAAGCTAATATACCATAATGTTGCTGATAACCAGTAAAGAAATCCTAAAATAAAAATTCTTGACCATTCTCTTTTACTTAATTTTGAACCAATCCAAACATAATTTTTTCGACCTTTAGTGTTTATGGTACGGGTTCCATATAAAGCTTGAGTGATGATCTTCTCCATGGGATTGTGGTTAATAGACTACTGCAGCCATTATAAAACAAAAGATTGCTATTCCTGAAAAAATAATAAATAAATTATTTAATCTTTTTATCTTTCGTTCTTCCCTCAAAATATTTTCCCGTTCTAAATCTAATATACCTCGAATATCCAATAATATTTTCCCGATGGGGGAAGATTCATCTGGAACATGAACACCATACAAAGTCTTGGTTTTCTTCATAATTTTAGGTTAAATAATAAGCACCATCTTCCCGCTTGGGAACTTTATACTCTTCCAGCATCATTACAGCGGCCTTTCCAAACTTTCTAGCCACTGCATCTTCATTGGTGAGCATGGTAGCTTGATTCTCTCTTAACCATGCCAGTAGTTGATCGCGCTCTTCCCCTCCCAGTTCTTTGACGATGGAATAGGTTTTGGCATTCTTTTTCCTTCCCCCTGCCTCTACAATCAGATACTCCCCACTTTCCCCCAGTAAATCTGCAAGGCCACCTTTATCCAGCAATTCTACAAGCAACGCTGTTTGACGGAATTGATCAAGGGGCATAAACTTCTGTCTTCTTATTTGAGTCCTGCTACACCCTGCATTTGATCTTATATAATCCGCCATACGCTCTTCTATAGTAATACTTTCCAGACCATAGAATTGCTCAAATTGATAGCCATAAAGGTCAGTAAGATAACAAGCCATTTCCACATGAGTCTTTTCAATAACAAAGTCTTTGCTTTCCTGAACTGCGATGCAAGCAGCCAATTTAATCATCTTCCAAGCCCGTCCTGAAATCTCTACCACTATACCAGAACTATTGGAACTTCGTACTTTATGGGCTCTCTCCTTACAATCCTCTTCATATTCATGATAAGCCGCGGCCGCTTCCCATGAAAGGGTAAAAACCTTACAGCCGGCTTCTCCTAAGAACTTAGAATCACGTTTTACCTTATTATAAATCTCTTCTATAAGCTTGCTACATACACCCTCACTCTCCTGAGCCTTGGTGGTATTGGCAAGTTGTTCTTCCAGAGTGATTCTTTTAAAGCCTTCTTTGGTCGTATCCATGCAAACAAAGGAGCGACGGGCATACCCTAAATCAAAGAAGGATCGGAATGCTTTCCCTTGATCTTCTGAATCTATGGCTCCATGGAGCATCATGAGGTTGGGGACAGCTTTAATGTCTTTAGGCTCACGATTTCCTTTAATAGTTTTATCCTGATTGTCTCCATAATCATAAGCTTCCTTCACAGCCTTTTTAAGGGCCATAGGAGCAGGCGCAGTGCTCCGGATGGTGTCATATATCTCTGAGTCCATCCAAGCCGTGTAGCCGAAGCCAGAGAGCTCGTAGGCCTTTCTCTGGTCCAGGAATCCCTCCACTGTGGAGTTGCTATCAATACTGGGTTTAAGCCAGCGTGGCGCATGTTCTTTCCTATATTCAGTAGCCGCCTGACTTTTCATATTTGCTTTTTCTATTTCTCTTTCAATTTCATCTTTACGTTCCTTATTCCATTCTAAAGCTTCCTTGCGCCAAGAGCGCTCTATATTGTCTGTGAGGGCACTTAAAGTTTTCATGGCTTTATCCTTCCCACTCCCTGACTCAGCAAAACATACTCCATATAGGTTAGGATAAGTCCCCATAATCCTGAGTCCTTTATCCCGTATGACCACTCTTTCATGACAAAGAATAGTAGAGATCTTAAACAGAAGGACAAGTAAAAGGCTCTCTTGAGAAGATCTGGGCGATAATGGGATTAGATAGTTTTCCAGAATAAATCTGGAGGTGGAAGGAATTTTTTCCAAATTCATTGGTTCTGGTTATTGTTTTGTTCCTCTAATAATCTTTGTGCATTTTGAGTGTGAGCCAACGCAAATGCTAAAAGCTTCTCAATGGTTTTTGATTTACTTTCCTTATTCTTAATTTCTTCAGCTTCTAATTTAAGTGCCAGTGAAAGGGGGATATTGGTTTGAATGTGAACTTTCATTTTATGGGGGAAAAATTAATGATGAATAATATATAATGAATTAAATTTAAAAAAGCAATAGGGTAGGGCTTGAAAATTCTTAGAAATGTGATGAGCCATTATGAGACATCGGTGGCTTGATTCTTTTATTTGTTATTCAATAAGTTTGACATATTGTACAAAGTAAACTATTAACACCTATAACGAATGTTTTAGGCTAAGGTAAGCCAAAACAGGTATACTTTTAACTTTTCTTTTATTGGGGTGTGCTAGGGGGAATATATATAAAAAGAGAATAGAATAGAATATATATATAAATAAAAGTATAAATATTAATTAATATAATATTAATACAGTACTGTAGCCAAGGTTAACTTTTATGGGTTCAAAATAAAAGTTTAAAAGTTAAAATGGTTTGACTTCTGGCTTTGGACTGGTTTAAGATTCCAGTATGCAAACATCCACAAAGAAATTCACAGCTCCAGCTATCCACTTTAAATCTTCCGGGTTTACACGTGGCAAAAGTAATGAATTTCCGAATGGCTTTATTCCTTCCGCTAGCTTTAGAAGGCGGATGAGGAACAGAAGATTAAGAAATATTGATTATGAAAACTGAATTGAATGATAGCTACATTCACATTGTGGATAAGTTCGGAGGGGAAAAATCTTTACATGAGACAAAATTGAGTAGGGATATTAATGAGGTTTTTACTAAAATTAAGCTTAAAATGAGGGATGGTGGATATTTAGAACAGGATGGATATTTTGTGGATTGTGAAGAACTTTTTGCTTTAGAGCTTGTGATAAGATAATAAATTAAGAAATATTAAATGGAACAATATCTTTCGTCTGAAAAAACCGCTGCTATTGAATGGTCTAAGGGGTGTGATAATGAAAAAGGAGTACATGAATTTATAGTAAAGAATTCAAGGATTTCAACTATTCCATTTGATAGAATTCCTAAAGATCAATTATCGAATTACCCACTCTCATTATTCTGTGAATGTGGTGAAAAAGAAGATAGATATAAAATACCTCAAGAAATATAAAATTTAATTTGTCACTGATATGATTGAAGAAATCGAAAAAAATCCCGTAGGAAGACCTTCCAGTTATTCACCTGAGTTGGCTTCTAAAATTTGTGCAGCAATTGCAAGTGGTAAATCAATGAGGACTGTAGCAGCTTTAGAGGGAATGCCTTCAATAGCTTCGATTTTTAATTGGTTACGAGACCATAAAGATTTTTTGGAACAATACACACGAGCAACCGAGGAAAGAAGTGAAGCAATGGCTGAAGAGATACTTGATATTGCAGACGATGGAAGCAATGATTTTATGACCATTGAAAAAGGAAATAAAGAGTACACAGTTGAAAACAAGGAAGTAACCAACCGCTCCCGCCTAAGAGTTGATACACGTAAATGGCTCATGGCCAAGATGAAGCCTAAAAAATATGGTGAGAAAATCGACATGACTACTGATGGCAAGCCATTACCCGCACCAATATATGGAGGACAATCAAGCATTTAATTTTAAAGACACTAAGGCCACCAAGAAGGTTTTTGAACTCAAAAAACGTATTCGTGCCGTGGCCGGTGGAACTTCTGCCTCAAAGACCATATCCATTCTGGTATGGCTTATTGACTATTGCCAAACCAGGCAGGGCAAAGACAAGATGGTTCATGTGGTTGCAGAGTCTTTCCCGCATTTACAGCTGGGGGCCATGGAGGATTTTAAGAATATTATGAAGGATAGGGGTTATTGGAATGATGATCGTTGGCATGGAACTAATTACACTTATACCTTTGAGACTGGGAACCGTCTTAGGTTCTTATCTGTGGACACCTATGGAAAGGCTCATGGGCCCAGGCGCGATGTTCTTTTTGTTAATGAGGCAAACAATCTTGAGTACCGGATAGTGGATCAGCTAATCACCAGAACAAGGGAAGTTGTCTGGATGGACTGGAATCCGTCCAGTGAGTTTTGGTTCTATAGTGAGATTTTGCCAAATCGAGACGATGTAGATTTCATAACATTGACTTACTTAGATAATGATGCCCTGGATGATATTTCAGTTAGGGAGATTGAATCCCATAAAAATAACAAATCATGGTGGAATGTTTATGGATTAGGTCAATTAGGGGTAATTGAGGGTAGGATTTACAAGGACTGGAAGATTATTGATGAGATTCCACACGAAGCCAGACTTGAGAGGCGAGGTATGGACTTTGGTTATTCTGTTGATCCTACGGTTTTAGTTGACATTTATTATTACAATGGTGGCTTCATAATAGATGAGCAAATCTATCAAAAAGGCCTAAGTAATAAGGCTATTTATGATTTCATTCAGAATTTACCTAACCCTCAAACCTTAGTTGTAGCTGATAGTGCAGAGCCAAAGAGTATTGATGAACTTAAAGAGTATGGTTTAAATATCATCGGGGCCACCAAAGGACCAGGGAGTGTGTATCAGGGTATTCAGTTTGTACAAGACCAAAAAATCAGTGTAACCCGGCGAAGCGTCAGAACAATTAAAGCGCATCAGAATTATCTTTTTTGGGTGGATAAAGATGGTAAGACTCATAATGAGCCGGATGATCGTAACCATGAATGGAGTAATTCCATGGATGCTATTCGTTATGGTTTGGTAAGCTTC